TGTCAGGGAAAATGCCGGAGGATTACCGCCGCTGGTAATGGTGGGGGCCGTCAGGCGTTTCAGGAACACGTCGTTCATGAATATCTGATCACCCTGACCAACAAACATCGGTTTTGTGTTGCCATTTGCAGGATTAATCATCGCAATCCTGTCTGCCGCCAGCAGCACCTGACTCTGCATGCCGTCGGGGGTGTTCTCAATACCGGCACCGATACCCGCAATATAAAGGCGTCCGTCCTGCATCTGCTGCAGCTTCACAGCCCACATGCTGTTCAGATTATTATTTGTATCAACCTGAACCTTCTGTATCTGCTGGATCGCTGCACTCTGGTCTTCCAGTTTCTTATTGACGGTCTGTGTGATTTCATTGCTGACATCCGTAATGGATGTCCTGATTTCAGCCAGGTCAGGCGCAAGCTGACCGTTATCAATCTGCGTCCACAGCTCCTGAGCCAGATGGGTTTTCCCTATCTCGCCTTTGAAAAAATCCAGATAGCCGGATGCGTCATCACTCGGCTGACCAACAGCCTCCACGAATGCCGATTTGCCAACGGTGTTCACACTGCGGATATAAAAGTAATAATCATGGCCCGGTTTGATATTGATACTGGCAGCTATCCAGTACAGCCCCGTACCAAGATAACGCGCGCTGGTTTCAACCTGCCTGATATCGGTAATCCGCTTTTCCGAGAACCAGAACTCAAACTGTACCGTCGGATCATAAACCGCAAGATGCGGCGTGGCGGTTATCTGAAAATACCCCGGCGTCAGCTCAATCCGCGACGGTGCTACCGGTGCGGCAATCCGGAACGATACCGATGCCGGATCGCCCTGCTGTCCCCACGCATTTACCGCCCGGACTGTCAGCGTGTACCGCCCCAGCGCCAGTTGCGTGAAGCGGTATGTGGTTTCCGTCGTCCGGGCCGTGCTGACCAGCCGCTCACTGCCGTCATCCGCTGTTACGGTCAGACGGAGCAGGAAGCTCACGCCCTTCACCACCTTCGGCGTATCCCAGCGGGCCAGTACCTGATACTCCCCGCTGTCTGCGGTGACTTCGGCAGTCAGGTGCTGCACTGCTGGCGGCGTGACACCATTCACCGTGCCGCTCTGGTCGCCGTCAAAGTGCGCCCCGTTATCCACGATGGCTTCTTTTTCCGGTACATGCTGCACGGCGGTGATGGCATACGTGCCGTCGTCGTTCTCACGGATACTCACGCAGCGGAACAGGCGCTGGCGCAGCGTCGGCAGCTTCAGCCCCCACACGCTGTATCCGGCAACGCCGTCAGGAACACGGCTCACTTTTACCTTCACGCCGTCGGTGACGGACTGGACCTCCACGCTGACCGGATTGCCACTTCCGTCAACCAGGCTTATCAGCGTGGTACCGGAGGATGGCAGCGTGATTTCACGGTCGAGCGTCAGCGTCCGGGTCTGGCTGTTCACCGCCAGCACGCGCCCGCCGATGCTGATACCGGCATAGTCATCATCACAGATTTCAATGACATCGCCCGGTACATGGCGAAGCCCTTCAGCACCCACGCTGAAATCCACGGTCTGCGTTTCCAGCAGTTCCGTTTTAATCAGCCACAGCCCGGCGCGGTGTGCCTGCCCCCGGCTGGTACAGCCAAAGGCATCCATCTTCGTGACGTTACGACCGTAACGGGCAATGGCCTGCGTGTCCTCCACAAGCTCTGTCGCCGTCTCCCAGCCGTTATTCGGGTCAATCCAGTTCACCTCAACGGCATTATGGCGGTCCTTCAGGGCGCTGAAGCTGTAGCGGAACGGCGCGCCATCATCCGGCATCACCACATTACTGCGGTTATAGGTCCACACCTTATCCGATGGCCGGTCCTGCACGAACGTCAGCGTCTGCCCGTTCCATACCGGCATACAGCGCATCGCCGAGCAGAAATCGCTGAGCACATCCCACGCCTTGCGCTGTGTGGTCAGCCAGGCATTACAGGTGATGCGCGGCTCCGTGCTGCCAAAGCCGTCCGGCACCGACTGGTCGCAGTAGTGGCCGATAACATACAGCGCCCATTTATCCACATCTGCCGCACCAAGACGTTTCCCCATGCCGTAGCGCGGGTGGGTCAGCATATCCCACAGACACCAGGCCATGTTGTTGCTGTATGCCGGTTTAAACGTTCCGTCCCAGATACCGCTGTATTGCCGCGTCTGCGGGTTATAATTCGACGGCACCTGCAGAATACGCCCGCGCAGATGATAATTACGGCTCACCTGCTGGCTGCCGAACTGCTCCGAGTCCACCTGCACGCCGACCAGTGCCGTGTTCGGGTAGCACTGTTTCACATCGATAATTTCGGTGTATGACGACCAGAGCGTTTTGTTCTGCAGCTGGTCTGTGGTGCTGTCCGGCGTCATCCTGCGCATCCGGATATTAAACGGGCGCGGCGGCAGGTTATCCACCACCACTGAGGCCAGATACTGCGACGTGGTTTTGCCCTTAATGGTGATGTCTTTTTCTGTCACCCAGCCACCGTTACGCTGTATCTGAACCAGCAGGCGGACTTCCGACGGATTCCTGTCTCCCTTTGAGGTGGTTTCCACCAGTGCCTGTACACCGAAGGTAAAGCGCAGACGGTCGATGTTTGCCGACGTGATGGTCCGGGTGATCGGCGTGTCATATTTCACTTCCGTACCCAGCACCGTCTCGGAGCCGGAGGATTCAAACCCCTCCGGCGGTGACTGCTCCTGCTCACCTGCCCGGAACACCACCGTGACGCCGGAGATGTTGGTATTCCCCTCATTGTCCAGCACCGGCGTACTGTTCAGCAGCACGCTTTTTAATCCATCCACCGGACCTTCAACCGGCCCTTCACTGATGGCATCGATCACACTCAGCAGCTGCGTGGACTTCAGGTTGTCCTTCGCTTCGCGCGGGGTATGCCCCTTACTGCTGCCTTTACCCATTCCTCACGCTCCATAAACGACAAAACCGCCCGCAGGCGGTTTCACATAAAACATTTTGCATCAGCGACCAATCACCACAACCTGACCACCATCCCCTTCGTCTGCCGTGCTGATCTCCTGAGAAACCACACGTGACCCCACGCGCATTTCCCCGTACAGAACAGGCAGAACATTACCCTGGGCAACCATGTTATCCAGTGACGAGAAATACGTGTTCTGTTTGCCGTTATCTGTACTGGCTGCCGTGGGCGTCCTGGCTTTCGGTGCCAGCATCTGCGCCACACCACCCAGGATCATACTGGCTCCTGCTGCATACATACCCGATACAGCCGCGGTCCCCAGCCAGCCCACAGGGTTCCACCATGCCACCGCAATCAGCGCCGCACCCAGCACCGCCTGAAACACACCGCCACTTTTGGCACCCGCCAGACGCGGAACGATGTGGATCACGGCACCATTTGCCAGCGGTTCATTAAGACGGGCAGATAATTCATTTTCGCCTGCATCACGCCCGGCAATGCGCACCTGATACCAGCCGTCGCTCAGTTTCTGACGAAATGCCGGGAGCTGTGTGGCCAGTGCCCGGATGGCTTCGGCCCCCGTTTTCACACGAAGGTCGATGCGGCGGCCAAATCGCTGCAAATCCCCGTAAAGGCAGATGCGTGCCATGCCCGGTGACGCCAGAGGGAGTGTGTGCGTCGCTGCCATTTGTCGGTGTACCTCTCTCGTTTACTCAGTTGTTCAGGAATATGGTGCAGCAGCTCGCCGTCACCACAGTAAATGGCGGCATGATTCGGCACCGATGAACCAAAACAGCACAGCAGCACATCGCCCGGCTGCGCCGTTGACAACGGCACCTGATACAGCCCTGTAGCCTCCAGATTATCCAGATAGAGATTCTGACCATTACGCCACCAGTCGTCCTCACGATGAAAATCTGGCATCTCAATTCCCGCCAGATGGTAAGCGTCCCGGAACAGCGTGTAACAGTCCGTCACCCCGTGCTCAAAGCGCCGCCCGGTGAGATGCGGCACACAGCGGAACTTATGAATCGCCCCGCGGCAGACCAGCCACCACGACAAATCACTCTGCACCTGCAGCCGCCGGTCGGCCTCACTCAGCCAGGGCAGACCACCGGGGTGGCTGTGGACCAGCGCCACAATCTCACCCTGCATCTCTGCCTGCAGCCAGTCCTCCGGAGCCATCCGGAAATACTCCTCCGGCTCACCGGAAATATTCACGCAGGGAAAATATCTTTCCCCCTCCGGTGTTCTCACCACGAAGCCGCACGACTCCGCTGGCGCACATCGCCGGGCGTGCGCCAGAATCGCTGATTCTGTCTGTGTCATGGGATTTACTGCGAAAGTTTGTTAATGGAAAGGAAGCCGCCAAAGTTGCCGACGTTATTGCGGAACTTACAACCGCTCAGGCATTTGCTGCATTTATCCTTCGTGATATCGGACGTTGGCTGGTCATATTCATCCGCGACAGCCGGACCGTGATAACCGCACTCATCACCGCGATAGGTCCAGGTGCAGGTATTAGCAAGCATGATGCGCCCCGGAAAAACAGCGCCGTCCGTTTCCGTCGGCGTGGACAGTACAAAGGAGGCACTGACCGCGCTCAGTTCGCTGCACTGCTCAATACGCCAGCGGCTGATCACCTCCTGCTCCGGATCGGCGTCGCTGTTTCCGTTGACGAAGTTCACCGCATCCAGAAAACGGGCGTAAACCTTACGCCTGACCACCGTTCCGCCGACCAGACTCTGCAGGTCTTCCGCCATCCCGGTGACCATGCCGTGCAGGTTAGAGACCGTCAGTGTCGGACGGGCAGCACTGCCCTTACCGTTCAGTTCAAATCCCGTCCCCTGAATGGGGTATGCCTGATACTGCCGCCCCTGCCAGGTGACCGGCTCACCTTTTTCGTTCTGCTCATTACAGAAAAAATAACGTTCACCACCGACCTCTGTCAGATCGATTTCCCAGAGCACCACCTGGGCTGACTGAGTAAGGCGTGTCGTCTCATGATGTGTTTCCTGTGGAATATCCTGCATCAGGGCCTCCTATGCCACGACCTGTTCAAAATCTGCCGTTATGGTTACCCACAGCGCCCCCACGCTTGCCGACCATTTACGACAAACCACCGTGATCGGCTTCCAGTCATAAGGTGGCATCCACTGAAATGCGCGGACGCCACCGTGCCGTTCCAGAAAGGCTTTCAAAGATGGGTGTTCACATTTACGAACACGTATCGTCACGCTGTAAGTCGACAACTGGTTATTCAGTCCCGCCGCACGACGCTGTTCATAACCATCGCCCAGCTTCACTGTCACCACTTTCGGCTCTGATACCACATTCATATCCGGGCGCACTTTCCAGTGAAACGTCTCCATTACCGATATGCTCCACTTAACCGACCACCATCACGGGCCTGCTGTTGCATAAAGTCCGCTGCCGCTTTTTTCCCAAGGTCATAAACCACCTTCAGGGCAGCCGGACCTATCTGCCCGTTCGTGCCATCGTTATTGATCTCGATGTTGTACTGCGGGGCAAACATCGCCATACCTGAACCACCAATATCCGCCACAACCCCCAGCTTACCGTCAGCACCACGACGCAGTGGCAGAATGGCTTCAGGTCCAGCTTCCCCCATCACACCCGCGCCTTTTGCAAAAGCAAAAAACGTCGGACGGTTAACCACCGTGCCACTGTAGCGACTCAAATCAGCCGACTGATAAACACCGCCATCAGCATTGGCTACAAAATCAAAAGGCAGCGCGGAAGCAATGCCTTTTACCGCTTTCATTAAAGCTATCTGAGCCATGATTCTGGACATATCTGACAGCACAGAAGAGGTGAAGGATTTGAAATTGAGTTTGCCTGTAGTACAGAATGTCGCCAGCCAGTCACTCATGCTACTGAACGCAGACGTGAACAACTGTTCCACTGTCCCGGCTGTGTTATCCGCATTCTCAGTGACATTCTGGAGTGCACGCAGGACTCCGTTTTTCCAGTCACCCTGAGCAATTTCAAGCTGTTGCCAGTAACGGCGATTCTCATTCAGTTGTCGGTTCAGGCTCTCCGTCAGCGCCTGCTCGGCCTTTCTGTAGTCATCCGTGTTATATGTCCCTTTCTGCTCACTATCCCGCCTCAACTGCTCCAGCTGTTGCTGGTATTTCTGGCGAAGACTCAGTTGTACCTGATATCGCTGCCGCTGCTGATCACCCATACCCACCGTGGCGATATCCAGGTCATGTTGCTGACGCTGAGCGCGCTCTTCTTCAGCCAGTTGACTGGTCAGCTGAATTGTTTTTTTCTTCAGATCGTTGAGTGCCGTCTGTTTCTGAAGCTCCTGCTGTTTTACATCCAGCAGCATCAGTGCCTGAATCAGTTCATCTTTACGGGCCAGCACACTCTTTTCATCTGCCGTCAGTTTTTTCCCGTCCAGATCGCTGATGCGCTGCTGCAGAGCCAGAAGCTGTTTATGCGCTTCTGTCATCTTTTCAGTGGCAATGCCTGCTGACTGTCTTGCAGCAGCAATCTGTCCTTCCACCTGTGCCTGTTGCTGACTGTACTGCAGCAATAACCTGGTGGCCTCATCATTACGGGTTTCGCGTGTTTTTTTCTTACCGGATGCCAGGGCTTTCTCGTAACGTTCATTTTCACGTTGTATCGCTGCATCCCTGACAGCCTGATCGGCGTACTGCATGGAATTAATACGCGCAATTTCACGCTGATGTCGTGCTGCTTCCGTTTCATTCATCCGGTTCAGTGCAGCATTTTCAGCATTACGTCGTTTCTGTTGCTCCTGATAATTCCGCTCTGCCTGCTCTTTTGCATCCTGCAAATCCTTCTGGCGTTTTTTCTCCTGAAGATCGTTAAGACGCTGCTGATCGTATTCAACCTGAGAAGATGATGCCGTCCAGGGGAGTCTTTTCGCCCGCGACACTTTCTCCTGTAAAGCGGCAATCTGTTCATCCAGCGAGTCTTCACGACCAATATTCATGGCCGCATCCCAGAAACGACTCCACAAATCAGACAGATACTTCAGCGTACTGCCAAGCGCATTGAGGTTATTATCAATATCCGCAGTACGCCGACCGGTTTCCTCTGCCAGTGCAGACATGGCTATCCGTGCAGCATCACTGGACCGTCCCTGATCCCCAAGGACACGTATCTGCTCAAGCTGAGTGGCAGTAAGAAAATGCAGCTCATTGTCCAGAGCCTTCGCGGCATTTACAGGATCATCCTTCAGCCGCTTAAACTGATTTATGGTATCGCTGACCGACTGGCCAACCGATCGCTCCATCTGTGCGGCAGCTCTCGCTACCATACCGATATCGTTTCCACGAAATGCACCACTCCCCACCACCTGAGCCAGCGCACCGGCTGCAGCATGTTGCGTGATACCATTCCCGGAAATAGCACGACTGAGCGTCCACAGCTGCCCGGCAGTGACTCCGGCATAATGCCCCGTCAGCGACAGCTGGCGGTTAAATTCTTCCCCCTCCTTCTGACCGTCATACCAGGCTTTACCCAGACCATAGACAGCCGCGGCAATACCGCCAATAACCCCGCCAAGCATCATGCCTTTCGGTGACATCAGTGTGTCTATCCACCCGGCACGGTTAGCCAGCGTTATCCCGGATCCCCTCAGCGCCCCTAAATTGCCGCGGGCCAGTTCACCTATCAGAACGCCTATCTCCTGACGGGCCGCTGCACTTTTCAGACCCAGCGAATGCGTGGCTTTTCCTGCCTGCTCCATTTTGCGGATATACACTTCTGCAGCACTGCTTACCCCCAGCTGGGCAGCCTTAGCACGAAGCAACTCAGAAGAAGAAAGATTCTGGCGGGTTGCCTGCTCTTTAAGCTGACGGATAAACGCCACTTTCTGCCGGGTAGCCTCTTCCTCAGCCTGTGTAAGAACACGGGTTTTCGCAGTAACCTCAGAAATCAGCGCCAGATAATCCTGCTGACCAACCCCGCCACTGTTTCTGGCCTGTCGGATCTGCTGCTGAATACGCTGTAATTCCTGCAGCCCCGCACTGGCCTGTTTCACACTGTCAATCTGACGATAAAACGCAGCAGCCGCTTTATCCTGAGCCTCCGCCAGAGCCATGGCCTGCGCCTGTTCCTCGCGCATTTTCTGGCTCAGCGCCTCCATGCGCTGGCGGGGTTTCTCCACCTCGCGGGCCATGCGTTCATGAGCCTGTGCGTTCTTCTCCACCGTCTGCGCATGGACGGATGCGGCTGTTGCAGCCGAAGAAGCCGCCTGCGTTGTCTGCCGGGCGGCCTGAGTCTGACGCTCCATAAAACGCTGCATACGGGCAGAAGACCGTTCTGCATCGCTGGCTGCACCATTCAGAAGGTTTTTGATACGGGGAATTTCATTTTTAAACTCTGCCGCATCAATCCCCAAATCAATGACCAGGTTGGCTATCTGGTCCATAACGCACACCTCCGGAAATACCTTCCCCAAGATGCATCAGTTCTTCGTCCGTTCGCTCCGGTATCCCGTTCTCTTCCGGTAAAAGGCTGAAATCAGCCACCGCAGCATCACTGCTGCCGGACACCATTCTCACGATCAATGCCTTCAGCGAGGCAAACTGCGCATCCATCCACACATCACTGAAGCTCTGCATCTGGAAATAATCCCCCCACTCACCAAGCTCAGTGGCCGACATTTCCGACAGCATCCGCCGCCAGTCTGCCCGCCGGAACTCCCGGGCAAGCCGCATGACAAACTGCATTTCCCGCGTCAGGACTTTTCCGGCGTCAGCACCTCATGCTCCAAATCCCCGGCATTCTCAATGGCTCCCATACCGCTCAGCGACAGAACCATCTCTGCCCCCGCACCCAGGGCATCATACGACCATGTTGTAATAACGGATGCGTAAAGCGTCTCAACATCCTGAGACTGTTCCGCATTCCACAGTGAGCGGGAAACCAGCCAGGCATTGATATCCATCCCCATCCGCAGAAAAGCAATCTGTCGTTCAGCCTCCGGCAGTTCTCCCTCCCCGGCATCAAACTTTGCCGTTCGCTGCTGAACAAACGTCAGATATTCAATTCTCTGCAGCCCGGACAGCTCACTGAGCACCACGGACTGTTTTTCATAATTAAACGTGTCCTGTTTCAGAAACATCATGTTCTCCACCTGCAAAAAAGCCCCGAATAACCGGGGCAAATGATGAGTATCGTCCTGTTAACCTGCTGCGCTGACAGTCACCGCAGCCACAGCCACAAAATTCCCGTCAGCGGTCATGCCCACAATGCTGACACTGCCCTGCTTCACGCCTTTCACCGTGGCCACAAGCCCGTTCAGGGTCACCGTGGCAGTCTGTGGATCTGACGAATGCACACTGATCGCTTTGTCACTGGCTCCGTCAGGTTTTACTGTAAAGGTCAGCGTGGTGGTTGCTCCCACTTTTACACTGGCAGATGCCGGTGCCACCGTCAGCCCGGTAACGCTCACTGTTTCAGTGCCTTCCTCTGCCAGATACGGACGCCCCACACCGCTGATTTTCACTGTGCGGGTCATCACGTCTTTTGAGGCAATGGTTTTACCCAGTGAGCTCAGCCAGCCACGGAAAACATCAACAGTGCCGTTGGGATATTTGATACGAAACGCGCAGACTTCACCGGAGTCGAACAACTGAACCAGTTTTTTCTGTCCGCTGTCACCCGGACGCCAGGCCAGCGTCGCCGAAGTATCACCGACGGATTTCTGCCCCTGGGTTGTCGTTTTCCAGTCTGCATCTTCATCATCGAGATAAGTGTCATCTTCTGCATCAGCGGTCATTTCGCCAGGTTGCAGATCCTTCACCATCGCAAGACGCAGCCAGTCAGTGTCCGATAAAGGGTTCGCAAACGCATCGCCCTTGCCGGTGTACATCCAGAACGTCGTTCCCGCACCTTTCGTTTTTGCCAGTGGATTTGGTGTGGTCATTGCCACCTCCTTTAATTCGTGTACGTGATCTGGTACGTGATTTCCGCCATCGCCCAGGTGGCCATCTCATTATCACGTTGATAGTTAAAACCGAGAGGGATCAGGGTGTCGATGAGTCCGGAAAGTGCCGGTATATCATTCAGAGCCGGGAAAATGGTGCTCTCCATCCACATATCCAGCTCTGAATCCGGTGCCTGTGCCCGGATGAAGACAGCAATATGCAGAACAGCCTGCCAGTCATCTTCATCCGTCATTTTTCCGGTGTACTGAGCATCACTCAGCCACACCGCCACGGCAGGCAGTTCCTGCGCATCAATAAATGCCGGAAGCCCGTCAAAAAACGTGGCGCTGTCTCCACACTGTTCCCGAAGGCGTGCCAGTACGGCCTGGCGGATTTGTGTATGTCGGTTCATCGGGTCAGCCATAACCTCAGTTGTTGTTTCAGTGCATACCCCAGCTGTTTCGGCATTTCCGCAGCAATGATGCGGTCGCGGGCATCTTCAAATGCCTGTGTCAGCGGTCCGGAAAGCGGGATTTTCACCACATCAATGGGGTAACGATTTTTGCCATCAATACGCCGCATCACATGCCAGCGACCATTCGCCAGTTGCTGAATAAACGCATCCCGGAAAAGATATTTACCCACCTTCAGCACACTGCCACGGTACTGCAGTTTTCCACCACGCCGGGCCAGTCTGACCCGGGCTGTCCCCAGCTTAATGGCGGGCAGATTGCCCCGGTTAACGCGGATCCTGGCCGTCATTTTTCCTGATGGACTGGCTTTAAACACCCGGACACGCTGACGTACCAGTTTCAGGGGGATCCCTTTCACCTGGTTATCTCCCGCAACGGTATTCCCGGCAACCTGCCGGGTGGCAACCGAGACCGCTTTCTGTGCCACACGGTTTATCGCCCATGCGCTGGCCTGTGGCACCATACGGGTATCAAGGCTGTTCAGATTGCGGATGGCGTTCTCAAGCCCCTTCATCCCACACCTCTTTACTCAATAAAGATCATTGGCTTACCGTTAAAGCGTTCATGCCGTGTGACCGTCCATTGTTGTCCGTCATAAACAACGCGATCCCCGCGCCGTGGGCGGTATCCCGAAGAAAACACCACCAGAGAGACCGCAGGTCCGGACAGAGCATTCAGCTCTGCCAGTGTTTCTCCCGGGATCACAGTCATATCGACATCATTAATCGAGGCTGTCTTTCCCATCTTTCTGACCGTGATCGCATCCATACGCGCTGCCAGCCGGGAAAAGGGATCAGACATTGAGTTTTACCGGCACTTCTTCTGCACTGGTTCCGGCATCTGCCCAGACAACCCCGACCAGCGGATCAGAGCCGCTGTTAGTCAGCTGAACTTTTCCGGACTTCAGATAAACCTTCTTACCCGTTTTCATGTCATCCGTTTTCAGCTTAGGCAGCATAAACACACCTTCGGTCATGCCGTTGCCTGTTTCACCCTGTGGAATATCGGTCAGCGCCACCGCAAAAACATCACCCACCTGCACCAGATCTCCGCTGCTGATGGCTGCACTGGCAACAATCGCCACCGTTTTTCCTTCTTCTACAAAATTCTTTGCCATAACTGTCTCCGCACAGCCCCGTTCAGGGGCTGATTTCAGGTACAAAAAAAGCCCTTACGGGCCATCAGAGTTGTTGTCTGCGACGTTTACGCCGTACATTTCACCAGACCGCGGTGATCAACTGGCGCGACACCGGCGTCAATACGCACTTTCGTTGTCACGCCATCCACACTGAAGCCCTCCATCTGATCAATATATGGCGTATCCACACCGTTGAGATAAGCCACTTCAATTGTATCGGAGCCTTTTGACGCAGCCAGGTAGAAGGTGGTCTGGCTGTTATCATCAAGACGAGGCTCTGCAATAACGGTCGCAAAATCTTTCACCGGGTTAATAATACCGGCGTTAATGTCAGCCCCCTTGACACTTGAGGAGCGAATGACCTGGTTAGCAACAGACTCCATCGCCGTCGGTACCAGTACGAACGCAGGACGAATATTCAGATGACGCTCCCCCTCTTTCTGAACGCGCATCAACTGGCGGGCTTTATCCAGCGATGCCACGTCCATTGCAGTGCTCTCCAGTACGTTTGCATGTTTCGCTTTATCGAACAGACTTACATTATCTGTGGAGATTTTCGGGTTAGACGTCAGAATGGCATAAACCAGATCGGCAATAGTGGATTTCGCCGCACGGCCCAGTTTCATCGGGACATCGGTCAGCATATTCAGATCATCATTGATAATGGCCTGACGGGTGATACTGAACAGCTCGCCATAGGTCGCCAGTGCAATAGTGGCCTGTTTATCTCCGGTGGTGACGTATTTATATTCCGCCCCTTCACGCACCTGACGCAGAGCACTGAAGCCCCCCATACCCACACGATGGGCAATTTTAAAATCAGACAACTGACCTTTCCGCGTCCACTGTTCATAGGTTTCAGGAGCATCTTCCCAGCCCTGCAGAATGGCTTTGTTCGCAACATCCAGCAGAATATTACCGAAGTCAGACGTACTGTGAGTGAACGCCGCACCGACCATCTGCATCGGGTTATAACTGGAAACCCCAATACCCCGTTCAGTCAGTGACATACGGGCATATTCACGCAGGGTCATCCCGTTGTAGACATTATCACGTTCGGTTTTTTCAAATCCGGCACGCGCCATCAGCGCCTGGCGGATCCCGTCCCCCACAAAATTACCGTTACCGGCATAAATATGAGCCGGGGTATTTTTATTGGATGGCGTGGACTCTCGCCCCATCTCGTTCAACAGCTTCTCGCGGGCCTGCTCCAGCGAACACTCAGGATCGGCAAGGCACTGAGCCTGCAGCGCCTGATAACGCCCGCCAAACATGGCAAACAGATCATTAATACCGTTTACACGCGCTTTTTGCTCTGCCAGTACCTGCGCACGGATGCTGTTTTCATCCACCACGGGTGCTGCTGCCTGCACTGGCGTCCGGGGTGCTGCTGGTTCATCATCCGGTACGCGTGGAGCACTGTTACGTGGCGGAGTAATCATGTTTCGAATAGATTCCGGCATCTTTTTAAATTCCTCTGTACGTTTTGACTGAATACATGCCATTGCCTTAACCGCTGGCGTCACCTGGTCAGCAAATCCATGAGCCAGACATTCGGCTCCGGACATCCAGGTCTCATCCGCCAGCATGGCAGCAATTTCATCGGTGGTTTTCCCGGTTTTCTGTGCATAAGCGGGTAAGAGAACCGCCTCAACTTTATCGAGCAGGTCGGCATAGGTGCGCATGTCCTCCGCATCACCGCCCGTAAAGCCAAATGGTTTATGAATCATCATGAAGGAGTTTTCCGGTATAATGACCGGGTTTCCCACCATCGCAATGACCGACGCCATTGACGCCGCCACACCGTCGACATAAACGGTAATGGACGCACCATGTGTTTTCAGTGCATTAAAAATGGCGATGCCTTCAAAGACATCGCCACCCGGTGAATTAATATGGAGATTAATGTGGGTGATATCGCCCAGTGCATTCAGATCACTGATAAACTGCTTCGCTGTAACACCCCAGAAACCAATCTCGTCATAAATATAAATATCCGCGTCACTCTGGTGACCTGCCTGCATCCTGAACCAGGAATTATTCTTCGGACTGGTCGTCGGTGTGCTGCGGCTCCTGTCGTTTCGTTGCGGCACTGCTGCCTCCTTTATCACTGGCCGGATCGGTATCAAATACCAGATCCAGCTTGCGGTTTTCATCAATTTCGGCCTTGCGCCGACGTTTGACATCATCCGGATTACGACCACCTGCACGTACCCAGTCTGATTCTGTCGCCGCTCCACCACGAATCTGAATTTTCCAGGCCTCAGCCTCCTTAACAGGGTCAATCCACGGCATCACCGGTCCGGAATACACCGCGGTATACAGTGAAGAACGATCAAGATCGCGGGGTAGCCTGATAACACCGGATGCCACAGCCTGTTTCAGCCAGGCACGATACATCGGGCGGGTGACGGCACCAATAAACCAGTCCTGCAGGATCAGGTAGCCATCAGTGGATTCAACCAGCTCCTGACGCTGGGCGCTGTAAGTGCCGTTATAGTTGCGTGCCGTACTGGAAAAACTCAGACGACTGCCCGCCGCCACGGCACGCAACTGACCATTACGAAAAGTTTCAAGGTTAGGATTGGGACGATCCGACTTCACCATTCCGATTTCTTCGCCGGGTTTCAGATCGTCGTAAATAATGCCTGGCTGAATGGTAAGCTCGCGTTCATTCTCCTTGCTGCCATTACCATCCGGTTCATAGCTCTGCCCGTCGCCTTTCCGGATGTACATCCCCAGAGCAGCGGCGATCCTTGCTGCAGTCAGCTCAGAATCTTCATACTCTTTCAGGGCACTGAGGCGGATCAGCACACCGGACAACAAAGACGTCCCGCGCATCTGGTGCAGACGGCGAACAAATTTAAGATGCAGCATTCGCTCTGCATCCACTTCTTTGGTTTCCATCTGCCGCCCGGATACGGGACGGCTTTTATACACCAGATATTTTTCGGGACGCCCCCAGTCATCAACAAACACGCCCTGATTCAGCCTGTTGCTCTCATCACTGGTCATGGGAATAAAGTCCGGCTCGAGCGCCTCCAGCCAGAAATGAACACCGGCAGAAGGCGTCAGGCTGTTTATGCGCCCGGAAACCATCTGGGCAAACACCTCACCATCGCGCAGCCAGGTACGCAGCATCAGACGTTCCAGCATCGGACGGGTAAACTGCCCGGTGACTTCCGGACTGACAGACCATTCACTCCATCGGGTGCGTATCTCCGCTGCCAGATCACGGGCAATGGCCCCATTGCGTAATACCGGATGTGGCTCGACAATAATCCCGTTTTTCCCCACCACCCGTTCTTCCAGCTTGTCAAATACACCAATAACCAGATCGTGGTTGTTATCAAGGTAACGGGCCTGCTCACGTAACGACACGGCCCCGTACTGGCTTAACTGGTCGGCAGTTCGGTTTTCCCGCCGGGCTTTGTGTGTCCGTGTCGTTTTTACGGCCTCATAAGCCTGGATCACCGCCCGGGAACGCAGCCTTGCCGCTTTCCATCCTGGTGAAAAAACGCCAATCACATCATCAAGAATTGCCATCAGACCCTCGCCAGCCGGTACCCGGGATGCCCCCGTCGTCGTGTAATCAGAGCCGCAAGGCGGCGCTCCCACTCCTGCCGTCCCTGCCGGATCTCAGATAAGTTTTCCATGGTCATCTGCTGACCATTAAAAGTGACGGATTTTCCGTCCAGCACCGCCATTTCAGCTTCCGTATAACGCTGAATCATGGCTTCGATATCATTCTGGTTCATAACCATCCTCCGGAAGTCAGCCAGGGGTTAACATCGTCAGTTACTGTTTTCTTCCGTTTTTGTTTTTTAACAGGCGTGGATACCGGTTCCGGTGAGGATGACGGTTCAGTACTGTCCTGGACACACTCCAGCCAGGTTTCCCGGCTCGCCCACTCCGGTGCATCCGGCCAGCGGATCTTTTCGTATCCATGCAGAATGACCAGAGCCTCGGCATACACCATCAGGTCAAAAGCTTCGTTGGCACCGCGACCCGGCTTACTCCATTTCCCGTCACTGCTCCGCTCTTCATACGTCAGTTCGTCGTAAAACCAGCTCCCCAGCCAGTCAGGGAAATGCACATAGCCTGGACCTGGCGAGTCACGCCATAACGCGTTATTCACCCGGTCTTTCAGTGCATCCGTCTGAAGAAGCCAGAGCGGCACATCACCTGCGGCCTGCGCCCGTCGGCCCGTTCGTCCGGTGTTATCAGGGAATGTACGGGTGATCAGTTTTGCGCGCCGGATGCTGTCGCCCTTAAACAGGTAAATACGTTTACCAAGGCCATCACGACGGCAACGACGCCAGAATTTATAGGCATTATCAGTGACCCCGTCTTCACCGCCGGAGTCCACCGCCATTGCCATCAGTCGCATTTGTTGAGAAGGATTGGAGGCCAGCGGCCAGCTTTTATGAAAAACATCCGTCAGCAGGACATCCCAGTCTTCCGGATAGCTGGCCGGATCAATTCGCTGGCTCTCCCCGTCGCTGTCACCGCGCAATGACTGCGTGATGTTGTAACGATCAATAATCCAGCGTTCGCCACGGCTGCCATAGCCCGTTACCTGAACCACAAAACGGCGATGACGTCCCGCCTGCACATCCACTGTCGCCACAAGGAAATTAACGCCATCCGGCACACTGCGGGAAAGAACTGGCTCTGCCCGCTGCTCAAGCAGTTCACTTTTTCGTTGCTCCATGCTGGCGCGGGGAAGATAAGGTAATCCCCAGTCGGTATTGATAACCGCCCTGAGTGTTTCTTCACTTCCGGTTGTCTCGTATTCCTGTTCTGCAGTAAGCAGTTTGTAAACGAGTTGCGAGAGTGTCTGGTAAGCAGCTGCCGGACCCTCCATCCAGAATGACGCAATACGTGAGCGTCGGGGATCACCATAACGACTGCCATCCGCATTGATGGATTCACCATCCCGCAACCAGACCCCACGTCCGTTCAGCTCACGTTTTTGTTCAGGCATAATCCGTCCTGAACAGGAAGGACACTGAATATAAGCCGCCTCACTTGCCAGCACGGGATCGGCAATATCACGGAAACCAGCAACCACATCGCCGCAGGGCTGAAAATACTCACCACAGTGTGGACAGGGCCAGTACCAGCGACGGCGATCACCACGGTTATAGAGCGACAGGATCCCCGTGGTTGGTGGAGCCTCATGCGGTGAAGTCCGTCGCCATTTCACATCCTTCACATCCCTGCCGGGGGAACTCTCCACCAACGTCATACCGCTGGACATAAATGTGGTGGTACGTTTTGAGGCAAGAGAGAAAGCATCCCCCTCGCCATCAATATCTTCCGGAAAACGGTCATAATCCGTCAGCGCGACGCATTTATAATCTGATGAGGACATGATATTGACTGACGGCCAGCCGATTTTCAGGTAGTTACCAGCAAGGAATGTTCTGTCATAAACGTTGTTGTCATTTTTGTTCGGACTCAGGCGACTGACCACTTCCGGGCTGACGCGAAACGTTCTGGCGAGTCGTTTTTTGGAGTGTTCGCGGGCTTTTTCCTCCGTCATCTGAATGATCAGCATATCAGCAGGATCGCAAATCACGTTGTAAATCACCCAGCCGTCAATCAGGCCGATAGTCTTGCCGGTTCGTGCCGGGCCAACAAATATCACTGCGTCGTATTCACGCGAGGCCAGGCAGTTCATCGGCTCAATAACATACGGTGCCACCAGCGGATCCCACGGGACTGAGTTCCCTGCCCCCATGGGCACCCGCATATACTGAGCAACGGCATCAGCAACCCGCATTCGTCTCGGTGCGCGAAGGATATAACCTGAATCGGTTCGTGCTGCCTTTGCGGTTTCCTGATTCAGCATTACTCCTCCTGCTGTAATTCCTCCTCATCATCCGCACCTGCTTCAGTCACCCGCAGGGCTATCTGATCGCGCAGATCATCAATAATGGACTGAACACGGCTCACAGCGGCAGGCTGCAGACCGCAGTCACGTTCCAGAATATCCGGTAATGTCTCCAGCACCTGCACGACCGCTTTTGCCCAGATGGCAAACTCCCGTCTGACATCACTGGCCGGAATGAGTTGTGCCGTTTCCTGTTCGAACTTAAGACGCTCACGTTCAGACTGATACCAGGCTTTGCGCTCATGCGCGTCCATTTCGCCTTCTGCAACCGGCGGTGGCAATGCCAGAAATGCCGACACAATATCAACCACCCGATAAAGCTTGAGGTTGCTTTCATGCCCCCCTGCAACGGGTAGATTTTGCAGCCTTGCCGCAGCAGTCTGGCGATGTACACCTGACAGTGCCGCCAGTTGACTGATATTCAGCGTCAGATTTTTTAACTCTCGATCCATACCCGCTCCAGAATGTTTTAAACATGCATCTCGCGAACAACTTTAGGCAAACGGTGTTAGTGATGAACAAAAAACAATCAAAATCGACACCATAAAAATAAAACCACTGTAATATCAATCTATTACAGTGGTGGTGATGACGAATAAAATTTCAAAAACTAGCCTTTTTCCGCGACGCTCCCGCCCCGTGGCAGGCCACCCCACCGGAAGGACCCGCACAAATGAGAGCGTTTGTCATTAACATTTACAGATAAGATGACGTACATCATTGAAACGCCATTCAGCCATATACCGGCAGCATTCGTAGTTGCACTCCGTAACTCTGCGACTAAGGTTAAAAACATGGCCCTCTTTTGCCACCGGCAAATCTTCAATGGATTTCCCCTGCCGGTTTTTTATTTTCGTCGATGCATAACATTGCATTTACATCAATAGCGGCTATTGTCATTAGTATGTTGCATCAATGCATGGGTGGTATTGGCGGTCTTCGCCGGCCGCTTCTGTGTAGCTGCTCCCTGTGACCGGTTTTTTATTTCTCACATTACAGCAACCCCTTAGAGTGAAGGGCTGCTGTAATGCCTGTTACTCACGAATCAGGCGAGCACTCTTACTATTCATTTCAATACGCGAATACTGCGGTTTACCATCAATGATGTCTGTCATTACGAACACCTCACCCGGCTGCAGTTCAACTGCACCTTCCGGTAATTTCATACCGGCAAATACCGGACAACCCGGATGACGATCATCTTCTGTTGCTTCCAGCATTGACTCACCAAACCACTCCGTCGTGGCGCGACCATCAGCTGCTTTGTAGTGGATCAAGTACTGGTTTTCGCCATCCGCATACTGCGCACGGGCTTTAACCTCACCCCATTCATCACTGATACGCATCTCCACCAGTTGAGACAACTCAAACTTAAACGGAGCAGCATCAGCACCAATTACAATCGGTTTGTTTTCTGTTTTTTCCATCATCGTCTCCTGATATCGAAGCCCGTCGCCGCACCGGGCACTGATCAACATTTGAGTATTCGCGGCGACAGAAAGAATTTATTTTATTGAGTAGCCACAAACACAGAATTTCATGCTTACCGGACGCTGGCGCATCCTTCATTTTTCAGCAAAATATTCTGCTCTTACAGGCGATCAGTTCTGCAGACACTGCCGAACACCGTCGACAATTTCACAGACCTGAGACGCGGTATCGAAAAGCTGGCGCGCCTTATCCAGGCTGACGCACCCCACCAATAAAAAAGGCACCAGTATCGCTACCAGTGCCCGTTTCACCGCCGTTCGCGGCATTCTGTGTGTCCAGTGTTTTCGCGCCATATCACCACCAACGCACAGCCCAAATCAGAACAGCGACCGCCACAAGGCGAATTGCAAAGGCCGCAGCCCTTGTCAAATCAAGGCTCGCGGGAGTTTCCATTTCAATACCTTTCATAATGGACAACCTCAAAAAGAATCTTTTATACTTTCCCACGAGGATTTTCTCCCTACTCACTAATCACAATTTCCCCTTTGACGTGAAAACTAAAAACCCCGGACTGTTCCCCCAGCCGGGGTTTTGTTTTACTTATCGCTTCAGCTGAAAGTGAGGTCCGTCTTTCAGCGTTTTCCAGTCCCCGCCCCATTCGATAGCGATCCCCAGCTCTGCGGCAGCCTGCTTAAATGCCTGTGCGATTTTCTCGTACAGAGGCCACTCCCATGACACCTGGCTGCCGATGTAGGCCACAACATCCACCGCATCACCGGTCAGGTGGCGGCTGTTCATGGTCTGGCTTTTCCCTTCCGCAACCAGCTGTTTCTGGCGATACTTACTGCGCAGGCCTTCCGTAATACCGAAATCAACCTCCGTCAGCTCCAGCGCACGGCGAACTACAGCAACCAGCTGTGGTTTGACACCCTCCAGATTTTTTTCACTGCGACGGCTGAATCTGAATTTACCCGGCATATTCACCTCAACAATGGAAAGATTTTTGTGACGTTCCCGCGTGCGTGTATCACCAGCACGCAGAACAGCAGGTTAAAAAACACTTCCAGCCAGCCCGTTGCTAACGGGCGACCACACAGATAGCTGAGGGGCGCAAAGGCATACAGCAGCATCAGCAGCCAGGCCAGCCATGACACCAGCGGTTTATGTCTGGAATCACGGCGACGATAAAAAAAGAGCGTCAGCACGATAACCGTGCATAACGCCACATTCAGCAATCCGGGAAGGTTACTTAACATTGCCGCCTCCTCCACCCCGCAGGCGGGAGAACACACCGGACACCAGCGATGCAATATCCTGCTGGTGGATGAACGAGAGAATCTTCACCGACACCACCGAGACCAGCACCGCGCAAAGCGCATCTGCTGATGTACCGTCATACCCTGTTTTTGATGCAATCCAGGCTGACAGCACACGCGCTCCCAGCACGCCGACAATAAACGACACCAGAAAATGCGCCACCACGCGCCAGACTGAAAGTGACTGCGGCATCGTTGCCACAAATAACGCCCCGGCGAACGCGCCAAACACAATCCCGAAATCCATCCCGGTAAACAGCCCGAATACCGTCGCGCCACCCAGCGCCGCAGCCGTGCCGGAACCGGATAAGGGTTCAGACATACTTCCTCCTGAAAATAAAAAAAGGGCCACCAGCGACCCGTAAAAAAACACCCCGTCAAAGGCACCCGCAGATGCCTTTTGTGTGATGTTATTCAGATTTACGCAGTAAAGGCCGGAGCACGATCAGCGCCATCGCCACCAGCACACCATCTGCCAGCACTGACATCAGTCGTCCGGTGAAATCCACCATCACTACCAGAAACAACAGGATGACAGCCAGCACAAGGCGCGCACTTTTCACAGGTACTGCTCCAGCGGCAACTGCAGCGCCTGCGCAATTTTCTTCAGTTGCGCTTCTTCTTCCTGACCGATACCGTCCTGGTCAGCGATATCCAGACACAGACACAGCACATTCACAGTATCATCAGTATCTGCAACATCAGTCAGCTGACGAAGGGCTTCAGCATTAGCAGAACGCGGTGGCGCTTCATAACGGGCGCGGATATGAAAAAGGCCCGCCGAAGCGAGCCTGGAAAAATAAGCGTGGCGCGTTGTACTGGATTCGAACCAGTGACCGATTGCTTAGAAGGCAATTGCTCTGTCCGGCTGAGCTAACAACGCAGGGTACAGATAATGGACCGCCATCGAGGACTCGAACCCCGCGCAACCAGCTTCGAAGGCTGGCGCTCTATCCTGATGAGCTAATGGCGGTATGTGATGGTGGCCCTTGCTGGATTTGAACCAGCGACCTGGCGATTATGAGTCGCTCGCTCTCACCACTGAGCTAAAGGGCCGGGAGCAGAATAATAATGGTGCGTAATTAATTCTGCAATCTCATCCGTTTCAAACGATTAAATCCTGAACTTCCCTGACTGTCTGTTCAAAACGTCCGGTCTCCAGCTCAACACCAATCGCACAACGCCCCAGTGCCATCGCCGCTTTTACCGTTGAACCTGAACCCATAAAAAAATCTGCAACCAGGTCTCCCGGACGACTGCTCGCGTTGATTATCTGCTGCAGCATTTCTGCCGGTTTTTCGCACGGATGTTTCCCTGGATAGTACTGCACCGGTTTATGCGTCCAGACATCGGTGTACGGAACCTGCGCCGTCACACCGAAATACCGCCGCAAATTTTTATATTCACTCAGCAGTTCCGTATACTGCCGGTTCAGCTCACTGTATGTGCTGACCAGCTGGTGGTGTGGCTTTTCCAGTTCCCCGCGCTGATGTTTTTCTGCCGCAACACGCGCAAACAACGCCTGCAATTTATTGTAATCACCCTCGTTCGGTAACTGCCACTGACTGGCACCAAACCAGTGCGAAGCCATGTTTTTCTTTCCGGTGGCTTCCGCTATCTGTTTTGACGTTATTCCCAGTGATTTACGCGCATCACGAAAGTAAGAAATCAGCGGGGCCATGACGTGCTGTTTTAGCTCGCGCCCCTGCTCCACATAGCCATCATCTTTCGGGCGATACGGTCCCTGATAATGTTCTGCAAACAGAATGCGCTCTGTTGCCGGAAAATACGCCCGCAGACTTTCCTTATTGCACCCGTTCCAGCGTCCGGACGGCTTCGCCCAGATAATGTGGTTCAGCACATTAAAGCGCTCACGCATCATGATTTCGGTGTCAGATGCCAGGCGATGACCACAGAACAGGTAAAGACTTCCGGCAGGCTTCAGTCCCCGCCAGAACTGCGCCAGACACTGGTCCAGCCATTTCAGGTAATCATCGTCGCCCTCCCACTGGTTATCCCAGCCCTCGGGCTTCACTTTAAAGTATGGCGGGTCTGTGACTATCAGATCGACAGAGTTTTCCGGTAAGGTCTGGATAAACTCCAGGCAATCAGCGTTGATTAACTCACAACTGGATATTTTTACAGTATTAATCATAGATCAATAAGCACTTCTCTGATAGGCTCATACCGCTTTTGCGCAAAGCAGATGGGCCTGAGGTTTGCTTGTGACCCCAACGCATGAGCAGATGGCTGGCAGGTGCCGCTAACACCCACCAGCCGCCCATTACCACAAATTAAAAAGCCTTCACTGCGGAAGGCGTCTGTAACAACCGAACTGATAATCTGCCAGACCCGCCATAACAAGCTGAGTCAGTATTAACTGGCAGCGTTCGCGTGAAAGGTAAGTATTCTGCGCAATTTCCCCGACGGTCGCCGGTTCGGTGATGCTTAATTCATTAAACACCACTCTGGCGGTTTCGGTCATATCCTGCTGTTTTAGCATGCCTTTTTCCCTTTTCCGGTTAACGTGACATACCAATACCTCTTGTCGAAAAAGCCAGCAAGCTGAAAGACCGGCATTCGCAACCACCAGCGCATTTAACGTCCTGTACCGCTTTTCGGGCACAAAAAAACCCGCATAAAGCGGGTTCTTTCAGGTGTCCATGTCTGCTATTCGCCTCGCGGTATAGCTTTGCGAAGCGTAGCTGGATTGAAACAGTTTATGCGTAAAAAATCAAGACATTTTTTGAGCAAACGATTCTCGCATAGGGATGTATAGCGCATATTCAGCAACAGCTAACCAATTAGCAATTCGCTTTTCGCATGTACTAAAACACCATTCCGGGTGCACCTCATTCAACAATTCAGCCATTTTGCGTTTACTCATCCCCCGCCCTTCGTACCTTTGCCGCAGGATATCAATCAATCCAGGATAACGTGCAAGCGCTTTACTTATCACCCCATCAATGCGTAACGCCTCTGCATCAGTACAGTGAGACAACCAGCTCTTCTGTCTGCCAGCGATCATCTCTCGCAAGAATGCTTCCAGCTCTGGTTTATCAATCCCTGACTCCCTGATTCTACGCAGGGCTTCATTGATTGCGGTTTTTGTCAGTTTTTTGGATGCCAGCAACTGATTGAACATATTTCCTGGTTTGCCACCACCTATATACGACCAACGCCCCCACATCCGTAATTTCCCCTGGATCCAGACGACTTCCAGCGTTTTTAGACGTAAATGCTCGCCGCTTTTGCCTGTAATTTCCGGATATATCATATTTACGATCACTCACTCTCAATTTTGTAAATCTTCACGCCCAGCCGCCCCCCAGGAACGAGCTGACCGCGCACAATATTGATTTCATCAAACTGCTCGTCGTCTATGAGAAGTCCGGCATGCGTCAGCGCATCCAGTGGTGCTTTCAGGATATTGTCCAGGTCACGACGACGTTTATCCGGTGGCTCTGCAATAATCTTTATCGCCAGCCTTCCGGACAGGTTTAATTTCAGCCGCTGCTGGCGAACAATAAGCGCCACATCACGGCGATAACGCTCACCGGCTTTTGATACAAAATATGTGCTGCCACGACGTCGCCAGTAAGTGTTCACCGTTGGCGGGTAAGGCAAAACAAATTCTATGCGTTCAGTCATTCATGCTTTCCACTTCAGGACACCCGAATTTCTCGCGTGCATTAAAAAACGAATCAGCAACAACAGCTGGCTGCCGTGTTTTTCTTCAAAATCTTTTACCCCGGCGTGTAGTTCGCTATGGCATTTACGGCACAGCGGAATAACAAACAAATCATCAGCCTTTGTTCCCATCCCTCCCAGTCCATGACCAATGATGTGATGCGGATCATCTGCCTGATTGCCACACGTCATGCATTTCTGCGTTTTTACCCAGCGCGTGTATACAGGCATCTCTTCCCGTTGTGGTTTCTGGCGCTGGAGATACTGAGCCGGTGACTCCGGATCAACGGCAATGCTGACCACCGTCTTTTCCTGTGGCGGGGTTTGCTGGTGGGCGGGAGGCAGTAGCGCAATATTTTTTGTGCGCTGCTTCAGCATGCTGGTGGCGGTCTGCTCTCCCGGCACGATGTCGCTCTCACGGTATACTGAGCGAATTTTTTCCGCGCGTAATCCCAGTGAACGACGTAACACCGTCTCCGGTAGTGCGTCCGCTACGTTATTTATGGTTGCCCACCAGGATAATTCAGCCAGCGATAATTCCCGCTCCTGCGTGCCATTCATTGCGTGGCGGATGACATCAATCATCCATGCTGACAGGTTTTGGTGAGCAAGCTGCCCGAGTGATTCGGAAGTCTGGTTACGCAGCTGGTTGTCGCAGTGCCAGCACAACACCATCGCGCCGGTACCGTAACGATGTATGACGGTTTCACTGTGATGGTAGTCACCATGAGGCCACTGGCAGGATTTAACGTGGCGTAACAGCCAGTCAGACAATGCACCAGCACCACCAGCAGCACGAATCACCCGCTCATCGCTGAAAAATGGCAGTAATGATTTATCCTCCGCCAATGGCTGGCGAACGGCAGGAACGACTCCGGACGGCAGACCGCGCATGCTTTTCGGTTCCGGCTCCACCAGAACTCGAGGATTATGAAATACCTGCATGGATTCACGGCCCGGTTTTAGCACCACCAGCCCAAGTTCCGGTACCGGAACAGGTCGAAGTAATACCCGCACGTTACCTCCAGATGCGTTGCTGGAATGTGCGGGACGGACGCGGTGGGCGTTCGGAATAAGGGAGCCTGACATAGATTATCCAGTGACGATAATCGAGGCTGAGGGCTTTCTTAATCTCGTATCCGTGTCTGCGGTAGCGCTGAATCAGCCATTCGGCCTGTTCTTCAGTACATGGTGGGTGTTGGTACCAGTCGGTTTTAAATGCGTGTGAACGCCGCCCATGCCGGATGGCAAGGGCGGTATCAGAATTGTGAAATTTGGTTTTGTGCGCCATCGGTTGTCTCTGCTGGCGCAGCAGGTGCCAGTTGTTCAGGCTGGCGTGCGAATTGTAAACCAGAATGCCAGAAAAAAACAAACCCCGCCGAAGCGGGTTAAGTGCGGGTGCGTTGAGGATGCCTGACTCATCAGAGGTGGCGAGGGATTTCTCCCTCACCTGGTCTCTTACTCCTCAGGTTCGTAAGCTGTGAAGACAGCGACCTCCGTCTGGCCGGTTCGGATTCGTACCTCGCAGAGGTCTTTCCTCGTTACCAGTGCCGTCACTATGACGGTTAAACAGATGACGATCAGGGCGATTAACATCGCCTTTTGCTGCTTCATAGCCTGCTTCTCCTTGCCTTTCGGCACGTAAGAGGCTAACCTAGATTTGCCGTTCATAGATTGAGCCTCAGATTAATGTTAAACGTCTTGCAGGACGCGTAACGTTAACTGGGGCTTTTCTCTATCTGCCTTTTGGTGGCATGCCTGAGACAGATAACCTCAAGCACCCGCAGTAATTTTACATAAAGGTTATGGTTCCTTTCAATAACTCAACAATTTCCCATCTAAATACTACTCATATAGTCATATAGGCTGGCGATAATTTAAAGATAAGACTCTCTCTTTTTCTCCACCACATAATGCATTACCAACGCAAAAGTTACCATGGTAATTATATCTTAACGAAAAATACCCCGCGAACATATTCTACTCAACAAAAAATTTTGCGTACGCATTATTCTTTGTAGTATCTTAAGTATGTAATTATTTTTTACAGGAAATTTTTGCAATGGCTAGCAAGCGCTTTTTCTTCGATTTTTATCAATGTCACACTATAAGCACTGATACAAATGCAGGAGTTAATTCACCTGAAGCTGTTTTTTCAAAAATTTTTGAGTCATACAGCGAAGGCCGAGACAAAACTGTACGTAAAATAGGAAATAAACTAGTTGAAATGCGCTTCATGGAAAGAACCGACTATGGTTTCAGGGGAGTTATAGGAAAACACAGAACCAATAATCTCCCTCATGTTGCTGTAGCCGGAGGTGAAGAAAGAGAAATTAAACTTGAAATCAATGAAAACTTATTAGAAAAAGCTTATTTTCATTTTTATACCCAAGACTCAGTTTTAATAATTCAACGAAACAGACTCTGTTATGGCTGGTTGCTATTAAGTAAATATCTTTCCAACAGTTCACAAAATACAACTGTTAATCCCATCATTCAGACCAGTAGTTTAAAGTGGTTGATGCGTAATGAAGTTCGAATCAAAACTCTAGAAATCGGTATCGCTCGGCCAAAGAATGTGCAACTATATGAGGATGTTGAACATAACTTCAACAATGCATTGATAGCCACTCTAAATGGTACTAATTCTGCCAAAGTAAATCTTACATTACGTGGGGATAGTCGTTCTGAAGATCCTGAATCTCGCTATCTAGGTTCTCAACTAAAAAGAGCCTTTAAAGAAACACTAGAGACTTTTGAGGTTGAAAAACTTAAACTAGAAACCCAAGACATTGAGACCGGTGTACAGCATCCTATCGATCTTGTAGCAGACAAATTAGTCTACTACACAGATGTTGAACTTGGAGGTAGGTATCCATTAGTTGGCAGCATTTGGAGCGCCTTAACTCTTGCAAAAGATAGTAAAGATGATGAATTGAAGGCATACTTTGGAGTAGCCAATCAAAGAGTTGATTAATTTTGGAGCGATGGTATGAAAAAGGGGAAATTGATAACTTTGTACAGTTATGGTTATAATTTAGCCTCTGTTGTTTTTTGTATCATCGCATGGCCTCTTTCTGCAAAGCTAAATTTTGCACAAATTCAGCCAATCGCTTCGGCCGTTTCTACATTTTCTGGGATATTATTTGGCTTTGTTTTAGGTTCGCTTACCTTGATTGCTTCAGCTAGAGATAATACGCTAATTAGAAATATAGGAAAAACTGGTTATTTGAAAAAACTGACCGAAGAAATGCACTCCACTATGGGATGGTTACTATCAGTTTGTATTATTTTTATCATTTTATTATTTTTCCCTGATACACTAAAGTTTAAATTCCCACTAGTAAAAGATGCCGACGAGCACACATATGCCCAACTATTACTCCAAGTGGGAATTTTTTTCCTGCTTATTACATTTAAAAAATTTTATACTACCTGGTCGCGTCTAAAAGACATAACAAGGCTCATGTGATATATCTATAATTGCACATAAAAAGACAATCCTAACAATACTCCCATTGTAAGTTGTATATTCTTTCTTATTGTTCCATCTGAACATTTGTACCTTCGTGCTATTGTACGCAAAGATATACCTATAACAAAATGAGCGATAATTAACTCATAGTCATCTATTCTATATTGTTTAAGCTTCAACATGCAGGTATCAATCATACGACCTTCATCGTTGCCACACTGACGGCGTAATTTCTTACCATGAGGTACTACATCTTTATATTTATCAGCCACTTGCTGCCAGTTGATAGAACTATTTCCAGCTGCAGCCCAAGCCCCCCAACTGTCCAAAATATCATATATATTAGCATTGCTATCCACCTTTTTTTTATATTCTTTTTTGAGGCAACCAAGAAGCATCCTGGCCATCGTTATTATTTCTATACTTGTAACTGATTCATAAGCATCAGGAGAAATAATCCTCCCATCACTTAATGCCCTTTCACTAAGATTTGCTATTTCCAATAATCGTTCTTTAGTTATTTCCATTATTATCTCCACCGCCCTTTCGGGCGGCCTCCTGATGTTCTGAGGGTGCAGAAATCCCTCCGGTTAAGGATTAAATTTTATTTACAGTGCTGGATTTAATTATTCAGATTTGGATTATGCTTTCTCTTCACTCCGGTATACAAGAATTACAACGTCACCTCTGCTAATCACGCGAGCTGGCTCTCCTGGTTCTATACTGTCAATATCGAAGGTCTCAAAAAACGCATTCATTGCCTTCTGCCGCTGCGTCTGTTTACAGCGTTTATTCCATTCTTTCAGTAACATCAGTGACAGCCACCGCCATGAGCAGAACATGATGTAGCACCAACCAAGAAGCGCCAGCCCCGTATTGAGGGCCGTACCAATCGTCATTGTTGCGTCGATATTCACTGTACCTCCTCCTGGAAAATAACTGCATGCCCCAGTTTCTCCGCCAGCGCCAGTTCTGCCTTAGCACCTGCTGACCGCTGCCAGCCTTTCAGCATGTAAATCGCATCCACACAACGAATCATTGCCATGCAAATATCCATGTAGTGCGGCTGTGTCAGCCCATCCGGAAGCACAGCCGGATTTAAAACGGTATGCCCTTCCCGTTTCAGTTCCTCTTCCGCATTGTGAAACGCCTCACGGTTGAAATTTTTATACCCGGTCATTGGACCGGCGATATAGACTCTCACTCTCACGCCATCACCTCCTGAAAATTACCCTGATAAAACGCCAGCACTCGCTGCATAACCTCACTCTTCCGGCACTCGCGACAGATTATGTTCTGACGCCTGTCGTAGCGACGTATTTCTCCGTCAGGTAATGACCAGATAAGGTCCGGATCAACCGCAGATGGTTTCTTCAGCTTTGCCCTTGAGAGCTTTTTACGGGCATTTTGCCAGTCCTTACGCGCCTGTTCAGACGGGAATAACCCGTAACCAGAGTTGTATACATCGCCACTGGCAACCAGCTCTCTGGCCAGAACGCTCATCAGATATCTTGTTGCCCCAGTTTTAGTTTCCAGTTGTCGTAACGTCTCGCGCCCACTCTGGCGTACGAGTTCAACAACCTGCCCTTTAATTTTTTCCCGCTCTTCTTGTGTAAAAACTTTTGCCACAAGTCCTCCTGAAAATTACCTCATGACCAGAAATCAACACTTACCCCCTGAAGCCCGGTGGAATTTCGGTATCCGGTTCAGAAATATGATTCACACAACGCTGGTTGTTCGTGCCGCTTACCGGGAGCAGCCAGGGGTTTTCAAAATTCCGGTCCGGTCCAAAAAACGTCGTCGCTCGCTGAACAAATTCCGTTCCCGTTTTCCCGGTAGCCGCAAGGTATCTTGCGTAACGCCTCACGCCATCCAGCATGGCCTCTGGTGACACCCCCTCGCGTAATCTGGCCTTCCAGGCACTGAAAGCGGATTTCTTCGGGTTTGCCCCAGCACGCAACGGGTATTCCCGCCAGACCTGTTCGAACACATCCGGATAATCCACTCGTCTCACAGGCTGCCCGGTGTTTTCCGGGACTACCCGATCGGCTTCCCGCTGAATGGCGGAATCGGCTTCAGGCTGCTGCAGTTGGTGTGATTGCTCCGGCCTTGCGGTCATCACC